GGTGCGCTTCGAGTAGATGTCGAGGATGACCGACTTCATCCGGTCGATCTCGTCGGCGAGCGCGCGCAGCTCTTCCGAGCTGCCGCCGAAGGCCATCACGAACGGGTCGTGCACCATGATCGACGCATTGTCGGCCATGATGATCGTGTCGCCGGCCATCGCAATGACGGAGGCGACCGACGCCGCCATGGCGTCGATATGCATCTCGATCGTCTTGCCGCTGGCGCGCAGCGCGTTGAAGATCGCGAGGCCTTCCTGCACCGATCCACCCGGCGAGTTCAGGCGGCAGACGATCGTCTCCTGGTCGCCGAGTTCGGCGAGCGAGGCCATGACATCGATCGCGCGCAGCGTCGTGCCGGGATCGTTCCACGGGTCGACGATGCCATAGAGCATCAGCTCGCCGTTGAGGACGAGGGAGTTGGCGCCGTCCATAGGGCAGCTCCTATTGAAGGTTGGTCGGCGGCAGTACGGTGTTTTCCGGCCGCGCCTGCGTCAGTCCAGCCGCGCTCGTCTTGCGCGGGTCGCTGTCGAGCACGAGGCCGAACCTGTCGGCCCGATCGTTGTCCGCCTTGATTTCGGCGTCGATCTCTTCCGGCTCATAGCCGAGCTTGCGGACTTCGCTGCTACGCGAGGAAAGGCCCGACCGGATCGCCTGCTGCGCCGCCTTGATATCGTTGGCCGGGTCGATCATCTCGCGACGCGGCGGCGTGCACTCGATCCGGTAGGGCTCCGACGACATGGTGACGGCCCGCACGGCCTCGTTCCCCCAGCGCATGACCGGGTCCATCATACCGGGGATGAGCATGTTCCAGCGCCAGCCCTCGATCGCCCGCTGGAATTCCAGCCAACCCATTCGGCCCGACGAAAAATTGACGCCGGTCAGGTCGCCGGTCATCGCCTCATAGGGAATGTTCATGCCGGTCGCGATCTCGCGCAGCACCAGCATCGAATAGGGGGCAAAATCCTGCGACTGCGGCGGCGAGGCGAAGCTGATGTCTTCACCCTCGCCGAGCCGTTCGATCATGCCCGGCTCGAAAGCCTCGATCGGGTAAGCGCTCGTCGACGGTGCTCCGTCCGGGCCGGCCGGCTGCTGGACATAGCTCTCGCCCTGCCCATTGTCCTTGATGAAGGCCGCAAAGCACGCCGCGATCTTCTGTTTCATGAGCTGGGCGTCGGAAAGGTCGGCGAGGTCGTGCAGCCGTGTGATCACCGGCGCGAACCAGGTGACGCCGCGCACCTGCCCCGGCCGGTCGACCCGGTAGACATGCGTCACGAAGTCGGCCGAGACGCGGTTGCCGCGATAGCCGCTGAAGCCGCGCATATCGCCCGGATGCTGGTCGAACAGGTAATAGGCGACCCGCTGGCCGCGCAGGTCGAACTCGATGCCTTGGACGGCATAATTGCCGTTGCCGAGCGGCCCGTCGACATTGGTGTCGAGGAAGTCCGGCTCGAGCACCTGAAGCTGCAGCGGCAGCTGCAAGCCGTCTTCGGCCCGCCGCACGCGGCGCCTGATCAGGACCTCGCCGGCCTCGACGATCGTCGCCATCGCCAGCGCCTGCAGGCCATAGATGTTCAGCCGCCCGTCGGCGTCGATTGCCGTCGTCTCGAAATGGTCGCGGATCAGGCCCTTGACGCGATCCTGTCGCTGCTGCCGCGCCGCCTTGACCGACAGCACGATGCCGGCGCCGACGACATTGGCGGGGATGACCGCCTTCGCCCGCGCGGCGAAGGCATTGTTGCGCACGAGATCGCGCGCCACGTCGCGCAGGCGGCCATTCGCCAGGAACGTCTCGGCATTGGCGTCCGTCGTGACCGCCCGCCAGCCGTCCGTGCGGCGGCTGCGGCTGGCGCCTTCGAACAGGTTACGGATGCGGTCCGCCCGGGCAATCCGCGCCCTCGCGTCCATGCGCGCCGCTCCGATCGACGGAAAGGCGAAGCTGATGGCGCGATCCAGCCAGTTTTCTTTGGCCATCAGAACCCCGATCGGAAGGTCGCCACGCTGCGGCGGCCGGGCACCGGGATGCCGAGTTCTCGCCTCAGAGTGTTCCGAAGTGAGATCATTTCGGAAAGCGGCATGTATTCGACGCTCTTCCCGTCATAGCTGACAGTCTTGGCACCTGAGAAAATTGCTTCCTCAAGCGCCTCGAGCCTGCGACGGGCGTCAACCTCGGCCATGAGCTTACTCGGTTGCGGCGTCGACGGTGCCGGCGACGGTGGCGGACAGCACGCGCGGCGCTTCCTCGCCCGCCTTCAGCGCCTTGACGGCGGTCGGGCTGCCATTGCCGTCGACCACGGTCACGACGAGATCGCCATTGGCGATCGCCTTCTTGACGACGGCGTCCGGCACCGACTCGCGCGGAAGCCGCAGATAGGCGGAGCCCGGATCGGTCGGGCAGCCCGGCCAGGTCCAGCGACCCGACGAATGCAGGATCAGCACGCCGCTGGCGCGCGCCTCGAGTTGCGCCTCGTCGAGTTCGCCGTCTTCGAGAAGCGGACGGCCAGCATCCTCGTCGGCGATCGCGGTCTTGTCGGCCTTGGCCATCGTCATCTCCTTGGTTGCAGCCATCCGCCGCGCGAGCGGGTCGGCTTGAGCATGGACTCGGGTCGCGTTGTCGTTTCCATCGCGAGCGGTGGCGGCGCCCGCCTTGGTGGTGCGGGCGGCGGGGCATCGGCCTCGGGCTGCGGCAACCCGAATTCGAGGCTGGCATCGATCCGCCGCGGCAGCGTTTTTCGCGCCGCATACGCATAGACGAAGGTGTCGAGGGCCTCGTTTCGCTTGCCCTCTGGCAGCACCCAAACGGCATAGCTCTGGCCGCGCTGCCGGCGCACCTCGCGATGTTCCGAGGTCAGCTGCTCGTAATAGTCGAGGCCGAACCCCTCGCCGGCCCGGAAGTGGATCATGCCGGGACGGCGCGCCTCGCCATCCTCGATCTCGATCCGGAGGCGCCCATAGATGGCGTCCTTCGCAGTGTCGACGCCGACCGGCCAGAACTGTTCGCCTGTCTTCGAGCGCCGCGCCTGGCTCGGCCAGATGGGCCAGGCACCGGCGCGACCCTTGATGGCGAAGATGCGCCGGCGGCGCCGGGCTCTCGTGAAGGCATAGACCTGCGCGGCATGATGGCCGCCGGTATCGATCGCGGCCGCGGCGACGCGGAGCGTGACGCCGTCGCGCCGCTTGAAGGTCGACATCAGCAGCGCGTCAAGCTCAGCCCATGCGGCCGGCTGCGCGGGATCCTGGTGGATCACTTCATAGAGGAAGGGCGCGCATTCCTCGTCGGGCCCCCAGCCGATGAACTGCACCTCGAGGCGGTTGCCTTGCGTATCGACGCCGACCGTGATGGCCTCGATCCAGTTCGGCAGATCCTCGGGGCCGAAGGTTTCGGCCCGCGCCATCAGGCGCTCGCCGTCGACCTTCTCACGCCCCGAGGGCTTCCACAGCTCGGCGAGGGCGGTGTTCGTGAACTTCTTCATCGCCTCGGGATCGCCCCGGGCGGTGTTGAATTCGGTGACGACGTCGGACAGGCGATGCCGCCGCGACATCAGTTTCGAGATGACGAAGCCGGCATGGCCGCCATAGGGCGCTGGCTTGCCGCAGATGCCGCAGAGCGAGCGGCCTTGCGGCGTCCACGCCTTCGGCTCCTGCCGCTCGCCGCAGCAGTTGAACATCCGCGTCTGTCGCCAGCCATGATCCGGCAGATCGGTGAGGGCATCCAGCGCCCGGAGACGGTCGCCCTCGCTCCATACGACACCGCATCCCGGGCAGGCGATGCCCGCCGTTTCCGGGAGCGGGTCGCCGAAGCTGTCCTTGTCCCAGACGACATGCCGCCACAGGAGCTCGAAGCGGTGGCTGCAATGGGGGCACGGCACGAAGCATCGCCGCTGGTCACTGGCGCGGTACTCGCGGCCGATGCGCGACGTGTCCTCATTGGTCGGCGAGCAGGCCCGCAGGAACTTGGCGCGGCCGAGCGCCCGGAAGGTCGAGGCGCGTTCCTCGGCGAGATAGAGCGGGTCGCCTTCGGCACCGGCCGAGGCCGGATATTTGTCGACCTCGTCGCTGACGATCACCCGCTTCGGTCGTGAAGCGAGATCCATCGGCGAATTGGCGCCGACGAAATCGATCGCGCCGCCGGCGAATTCCTTGTGATCGAGCGTGTTCCGGTCCCGGAACGGGGCCAGCGCCGCCTTGAGCGCCGGCGTCACATCGACCGTCGGATCGAAGCGCTCTTTCGAGAAGCTGATCGCCGCGCCCTGCGTCGGCTGCACAAACAGCACCGCCGAAGGATCCTGCACCGCGTAATAGGCGGTGGCGTTGAGCAGCCACTCCGTCTTGATCACCTGCGTCGCCGCCATGGCGGTGACGGTGTGCGTGTCGCGTTCCGTCACCGCCAGGTGAAGGCCGATGCCGCAGGGCTGCGCCTTCGTCTTCCAGCGGCCGGGCGAGGCCGACGTCTTCGACGAGACGAAGCGGAATGCGTCCGACCATTCGACGAGGTTAAGCCTGGCCGGCGGCCGAAAGACTGAACGCGCCTGCCGCAGCCGCGCCGCCAGCGCCGATGGTCCGATCTCTGTCTCGAGCAGGCTCATGGAGGTCGCCAAGCGCTTCGATGATCTCCGCCTGCAGCGCGTCGTCGATCGCCGCCGTGCCGAGGCCGACGAGGCTCGCTGCGATCTTGCCAGGGATGGTCAACAGCCGTTCCTTGATCGCCGCATACTCGGCTTCCAGCTGCCGGGCGACGTCCTCGATCGACACCAGCTGGCCGATCGTCTTCTCGTATTCGGCCTTCCGCTGAAGGGCGAGATAGGTTTCCTTGACCCGCGTCGCTGTCGCGGTTGACCAGCGCGAGCTGTCCGGGTCGACTTCCTCTACGGGCGCCAGCGCGGCCTGTGCCGCTGCGCCGAAGAGATCGCCCGCCGGCGCGAGGCTCGGCGCTTCCGTCGAGCCGCCACGATAGACCTTCGGCCGCTCGTCGAGCGCGCGGTCGCTGGCGGCGACGTCGATCCGCCCCTTGGCGTCGATCACCAGGCGGCCGCGGTTCTTCCACACGGTCACCGTCGAGCGCACGACGCCCCGATGCCGGGAATATTCCGCCTGCGTCATGAACGCCTTGTCGTCGCCGCTCACGCCCTATCGCGCCTCGCCCTCCGCCAGAGGCGCCCTCCTGTTGAATGATTCACGATTCATGATTCAGGGTTTTTGACCCTGGCACCTACCTACCCCCCGAGGTCGCGCGTACCCCGTTCAGGGGGCGGGGGGTGGAAGGACCCAAGGCCGTGGGGGGGGTACCCCCTCAGCGCGAGCCGTCCGACCGGAAGCCATTGTTGCCGCGCGACCAGCTGTAGAAGGCGTCGAGGCCGCCGCGATCCGCCCATTGCGACGAGAGCGCGCCAGATCGCGCCCGCCCCATCGCCACTGACCGCGCATATCCCTTGAGCCCGCGCGTCTTCATCGCGTTCGCCAGCGCCAGCGGGAACTGGCGCCGCATCTCGGCCCGCATCGCGCGATCGAAGCTGTCATAGAACGGCACGTCCGAATTGATATGTGCCGAGGGCTTGAACGAATAGACGAGATGCAGCCTGCCCTGCTTGCCGACGAAGATGCCAGCTGGCAGCACGCGCAGCGCGCGCTTCGGCGTGTTGGCGATGATCGCGCGCGGCGTCTGATCCTTGCGGACGCCCTTGGCCGTGCGCTTCACGGCGCCGGTAGCGGGGATCGCCAGCCGCTTCTTCGCCTGCTTGGTCCCGCCCTTGGCATGCAGGGCGAGATGCCCGCGCCCGAGCCCGTCTATGATGCCGATGCGCAGGTTGCGCTTCGTCGCCTTCTCGATATTGAGCGCGACGCCGAGGAACCGCTTGTTCCTCGCATTGACCGCCTTCGGCCAGACGTCGTCGGTGAGCCCTGCCCTCGTGCGAAAGGCCGCGCTCGTCATTGCATTGGCGAGCGCGAAGGGCAGCTGATCAGCCGCGCCGCCGAGCTTGGCCGTGAGGCGCTCGAAATCCGTCAGATCGAATGTGATGGGCATTCCGGACCATGCGTCGCCACCAGCGAAGAGCGGCCTTGGCCGTCTTCCGGGACGAGTGCTCTAGGCGCTTTCACCCTTACGGGGCCAGGAGGATCCACTCGCTTCGTCCTGACCGATTCAGTCTCACAGGGCCTCGATCCAGTCAACGGGCATTGTTGCAGGTGTTGCATGGCCGAAAACGAACAAATCGAGTTCGACCTCCCCTGATTCATTCTCGCGCCGCACCGTCGCATCGAAGCCGGAGAACGGCCCCTCGGTGATGCGGACGGGCTGATCTGGATTGAATCGCAGGGACTTGGGCGGCTTCACCGTCTCGACCCGATCAATATCCTCGCGCGCCTTGAGACCGTCGATCACAGCCTGCGGCACGCGCACGAAGCTGTCGCGTTCACGGCGCACGACGCTTGCAACACCGGGGATAAACAGGAGGTCATAGGCCTCGGCCCGCACCGAACCGATGGCGACGAAGAGATAGCCGGGAAACATCGGCTCATTCGAGCGCACCTGCACCAGCTTTTTCTTCGCGCCGGGCTCAGCCCTGAGTCGACCGCGCTTGCGCGTCGCCGTCTTCCAGCGCCAGGTCATCGGCACATAGACCGACCAGCCGCGCCGCTCGAGCTGCAGCTGGCAGCGGGCCTCGCTGGCCCCGCCCGTATAGACGATGTACCAGCCGAAGCGGCCGGGCTCGGCCGCCGGCGCCGTGCGATCGACCGTGCCGACGATCTCGCCGACCTTCCAGATCCGTCCCTCGGCCATGGCCGCGCTCTCCTGCATGTCGATCATCACCACGTCGCCCCTTCGCTGAGCATCTCGGCCGCCGCGCCGTCCCCCGCCCGCGCATGCCCCGGCGGCCAGCGGCTGGGCACGAAGACGAAGGGCATCCGGAGGTCGATCGGCGTGAAGCTGATGCCATCGGCAGCGAGCGCATCGCGCCAGGCGGCCATTTCCGCCGTCGCCCGCCCGTCCTCTGCCGTCTGGATCGAGACGAGGCCGGCGAGCTCGGCCTCGCCCGGCATGTCGGCGGGCCGCACGCCATAGGGCAGCCCGCGCATGCCCTGGTCGAACATCAGCTTGGCCTTCTCGCCCGCCTTCCAGCGCCGCCAGAACACGGCGAACCATGGCTTGCTGCGGGCAGGCACGCTGGCGGGCGGAGCCTCGGCCGCCGCACGTTCGCGCCCCACCCCGGCCGAAATCGCTGCCGGCAACAGTTTCCAGCGCTTTTCGACGAGATAGGCCCTCAGTCCATAGGCGCCCTTGCGGCCATTGGCGACGTGTTGGGCGATCGCTGTCGGCGCGAATCGCGCCGCTTCGGCGCGCTCGTCATCGGAGAGCGCGCACCACACCGGATAGGTCGAGAGCGGCCCGTCCGACGAGGCCGTGGGCCATGGCCCGATCACCGCCATGAACGCATCGTCGGCATAAGCGGCCGCGACGATCTCTTCCTCGCTTGCCTTCCGCGCCACGGGCGCCCGCGTCTCTCTCTCAGATCGTTTTAGAAGGGTCGTTCTTATGGGTGCCGATCCATGGCCGGGCACCCCCTGCCCGTCCATGGGCACCCCTGCCCGCCCATGGGCAGGGGGGTGCCCGTCCACGGGCAGGGGTGCTCCGCCGATATCGGCATCTTCATCGCCGCCGGTTTCCCCCGTCTCGCTACTCGCCAACTCATCAGCTTCATTGATGAATTGCGCCGGGCGAACATCATCGAGCAGCACGCGATATTCATGTGCCCGGTCGCCGCCGTCGCGCCGCACGAGGGCGCGCTGTTCCAGATAGCCGCACTCGATCAGTCTGCCGAGCGCGCGCTGGACGGTCGAGCGCGCGCATTTCAGTTCGCGCGCCATCTTCACCTGCGAACGGCAGCACCAGCCGGCATTGTCGGTATGGCTGCCGAGCAGGGCGAGCACGCGCAGATCCTGCCCCTCGAGCCGATCGTCGAGGATCGCGTCGCGCGGGATGATCGAGAATCGCGGCCCGCTCATGTCGCTTCCTGCAGTCGCTTGTGGTCGAGGGCCGAGCGGCCGGGCTCCGGGTCGCCGAGCGACACCGGCGCTGGCGGCAGCCCGTCACCGGGGAGAGGCGGCGCCGGGCGCACGCGGCGCGGCGTGAAGCGCTTCGGCCGCACGGCCGGCCCCATCGGCCCGGCGGGCAAGCCGTCGCGATCCTCGACGCGCCAGACGACCACGGCTGCCTTCAGGACGCGCCGCGCCTGTTCCGCGATATCGACGCCCTCTTCCGCCGCCGTCGCCGCCAGCGCCCGCAGATCCTCGTCATCGACCGGGACATAGAGGTAGGAGTTCACGCACCGCTCCCCGCCTTTGTATCGATCACGCGCCCGCTCGTGGCATCGATCATCAAGCCGTGCAGCGGGCAGGTGACGACGCCATGGATGACCGGCACTGAGCCGAGCGGCGCCTGCCTGTGCGGGCAGATCAGCCCCGCGCGGCCCCGCTTGCACGACTGGCCAGCAAAAGCTGCCTGAAGGGCCTGGACGGCCGGTTGATCAGTGAAAGAGAACCCGATTTCCGACCGGTTGCAGCGAAGGCTTCGCCAGACGGGCGCCGGCAATGGCGGCTCGCCACGGTGCGCGTGGAGCGGCGCGGCCTCTGCCGAACTACGCTCGACACCACCCCGAAACCAGCTGTATCGCCGCAGGAGCTTCGCGGTCAGGAAGCGGCGGTCGAGGTGATAGTGGTCCTTTTCGAAGTTGAAGAATTCGACGTCGGCATGCAGCGGCCCGATGACAGGCCAAGCTCGGCGCTCGCCATACCAGGTACCCTCGACAGTAGGCACGAGATAGTGGCGCCCGACGATGAGTGGCCCGCTGACGGTCTCGACGCGCTCGATCTCTCTACGCATCGCTGCCCTCCGGCGCTTCCAGCCCCCAGACGTCCCAGCCCGGCCGCGCGCGGCGGGCGTTGAGCTCGATCTTGGGGAGGTTCGGGAAATACTCTTCGATCATCTTGGCGAATACTTCCGGCTTCGCGGAATGCACATCGACCGGCGCATCGACGACGGACGGCCATTGGTCGCCCATCGCCGGCGCCGGGACATCGCCGCGCGTGCCGACGAGCAGCAGCTCATGCTTGTTGCGAAACCAGTAGCCGGTGCCCGTCCGGTCCTTGTTCCAGATCAGCTGCGACTTGTAGGCGAAGCCCCAGCCGGCCATGACGCGAAGCGCAGCGGGCAGCATCGGCGCTGTGGCCCAAAGGAAGAGGACGCAATCCTTGTCGGCGATGTCGCCGACGGGGCGCAGCACGATGTCGGAGGTCTCCGAGGTCGGGTAGTGATTGTCGGCCGCTCGGTCCATGCCGCTCTCGCGGGAATAGGGCTCGAAGCGCCATTCCGGGTCGGCATAGATGACGCCATAGCGCTTGTCGGGCAGCAGCCTCTGCCGCGCCGCGAGCCCACGTTCCTTCGCCTCGCGCGCCCGCTTTTTCCCGTCCTGCTGCTCCTTCCGGATCGCTTTACCGACGATCGCAAGGGCCTTGCGGTCGGCAATTTCGAGGATGGCTTTCGCCTGTTCCGCCGCCGGCACCCTGGCAGCCTCCAGCAAGGCTGATCGGTTGTCGTCCAGGCCGCGCTCGCGTGCGGCTGCTTTGGCTTCGGGCGAGAGCGCGGCCACCTTCACGGCTCGGTAAGCGTCGTCCTTATCGACGCCAAGATCGCGCGCTGCCGCGCTCACCCCACCTTCAGCTCGGTGCCCTTTCCCATCGTCTCGCTTGCTCTCAATTTTCGCAGTTTGCGAAAATTGAACCGCTTTCTTTTCCGTCAACTCGATCCACCGCGCGACCTGCTCATCGCGTTCCAGCGCGGTCAGGTCGGCACGGTGCAGGTTCTCCGCGATCTCCCAGAGCTCGGCATCCACCGCATCGCCACCCATGACGATGCAGTCGATTCGCTCCCAGCCGAGATGGCGCGCCGCCTGAAGCCGGTGATGCCCCGCCACCAGCGCATAGGCGCCGTGGATCTCGCCCTCGACCGGGTCGACAATCCGGTCGACGATCCGGATCGTGATCGGCGTGCGCAGCCCGATATCGCCGATCGACCGCGCGATTAGCGTAACCTTGGCTGGATCGACAGGGCGCCGCTCGCCGACGACGAAGATATCGGCGATGCGGATATGCTCGACGAGGGACGGGCCGGGGAGCATGGGGCTACTCCACGTCCGGGAAGGTGTCGCCCAGATTCCAGCGGATGCTCGCGCCGCTCGCCTTACGACCGTGAACCCATGTGTTCCATGCGTTGATCATCGCCGCTGCAGTGGCGACCTGACGCATATTTCCGCCGCGGATGTGCGCGTCGATGCCCTTCTTCTGCAGTTCGTCCCGCAGGACGAGGATCGGGTTCCGTGCGCTGAGCCCTGCCCCGTCGATCAGCCGATCGACGAATTCCGTCAGCCTGCCCACGCGCGACGAACCCATCGTGATGAGATAGACCGCAACAATCGGGGCCGCCGCCGAGCACTGGAATTTTGTAGCGACCCGCTTTCCGACAAGGACAGCATCGGTAAGCAGCGGACGCTGTGCGACGAAAGTCGCGATGTCGTCATTGGGGATGCGCGCGTTGGCCGTCAGGGTGCCCTCGATGTTGAGGAGCAGTCGTGCCGACGACGCAAGATAGTTCGCGTTCTTGTGGCCGATGATGTGGAGCACATCGCCCGATCCCCTCGGCGAGCCCGTGTCGAGCACATCGAAAGCAGTCGGGTCCTCGTTGAACGTCACGTAGAGATCGACACCGACATCAGCGTCGATGATGGCCAACAATCGGTGCTGGCCATTGTTGAGGCGCCCCGACTTCGAGATCGAAATCCCCTGCGAGGTGAGCCTCCAGCGGCCCGCCCTGATCTTCGCCGCGAATTCGCTAACCTTCGCCTGACGGACAGGGCGGTTGCCGGCGTTGCAATTATCGAGCAGCCATCGCGCCGCGGCCGGCGATATGGCAACGGATCTCGACATCAGCTCGCCGGGACCAAGCCGCTCGGCGGCGCGGCGCTGCTGCGCGAACCATGCGACGAATGCCTCAAGCGACTGGCCAGGCAATACGACAGGGCTCAACAGATCGAGCTTCGACATAGCGATTTTCCTCGTGTTGGATTGAGTTGGGCTCATGGCCGCTCACCGAAGCGCATGAGATGCTGGAAGCCCGTGGTGCGGCGGCTATGCACGCTGGCGCGACGCGCGTCCTGCAGCTTGCGCATCGCGTCGCGCACCCGCGACGACGGCGCCTCATAGCGCTCGCAGAGCTGGCGGACGGTCGGGCCTTCGGGGAAGTCCGCCATGAGGATATCGAGATCGGCATAGATCCGATCAGCCAGCCGTTTGCCTTCCGAGACATACGGTGCACCAGGCCGATCGTCGACGAGCGGGACCTGCACGACATCGCCCGCCATAGCCACCCCGTGACCCGGCGCCTTGACGCCAACCCCCTCATAGGCCGGCACCGGCCGCGGCGGCGCTGGCGGCGGCAGATCGACGGGCTCGGCCTCGACAGGCGCGGGCGCCGGCTTCGCGATCGCCAGCGCAATGGCCCGCACCGTCCGCTCATCCGGCGACAGCGCCCCTTCCCCCTCTCCCCTTGCGGGAGAGGGCCGGGGTGAGGGGTCTCCCTCCCCCGCGCCGCTCGCCTTCCGCCCGCGCGCGGCGACGTCGTGCAGCGTCGCGATCGCCGAGACGAGCATGCGGTCGCGCGTCTCGAGATCGCGGATATCGGCGACGAGCCGCGCGACCTGCTGCTCGGCTTCCTCGCGGATGCGCGCGATCTCGGTATCGACCGCCCCGCGCTCGCCGGCGATCTCGGCGCGCACGCCTTCCAGCATGGTGATGACATCGCCGATGGCGCTCATCCTGCACTCTCCGTCAAACGCGCTTTTCGGAAGGGAATGACGCCGGACGGATCAACCGGCGTCGGCGGCAAATCGATCTCGGCCGGAAGGTCGGCGGCGCGCCGAAGCGGCCAGGTGATTGCCTTCACCGCCTTATCCTCGGCACCAAGGCTCCACAGCCGCGGTTTGCCGAGGTCGGGATGCGGTTCGCTGGCCGCGATCACCCGGGCGAACACGCTGTCGCGGTCCATCGGCCAATCCGCCTTTGGCCCGACGACGATCTGCCGTTTGAGCCCCTCGGCCAACTGGCGCATCAGTGACGGCGCAGCGGTCTCAAGTGCCTCGGCAAGGCCCGCCAGCTCACGCTTTGGCAGCGCGAACGGCGCCAGATAACGGGCGAGGATCCGTTCCCGCTCGCCTTGGCCAGGCACGGCAAGCTCGATCTGGATCTCGAAGCGCCGCCAGATGGCCGGGTCGATGAGCTTGGCATGATTGGTCGCGGCGATGATGAAGCCGGAATAGGCGTCGAGCCGCGCGAGCAGCGCATTGATCATCGCGTTGTGATCATGCTCTACGGCCTCGTTGACGCCGGTCGTCATGCGCTTCTGCGCAATCGTCTCGAACTCGTCGAAGAAGACGACGAGCGGCTCTTCCTGCTGCTCGATCGCGTTGAAGATGTTCGCGACATTGGTGATGCCGGTACCCATGAACCGGCCCACGACGTCGTCTGGCCTGATGATCGCGAGCGGCAGGCCGAGCCGGGCGGCGAGATGATGGGCGAGCGTCGTCTTGCCGGTACCCGGCGCGCCATGGAAGATCGCGCGCCGCCGCGCAGCGAGGCCGACGGCCGTGAGTTCATCCTCGGCCCAGATCTCGGTCAGCCATTCGAGCAGCGCCGCACGCACCGGCCGGCCGAGGATCGGCTCCTCCGCCTCGTCCGGCATCAGCAGTTTGCCGAGCTTGCCACCCGTGAGGCGCGCCATCAGTCGTCACGTCCCATGCCGTCCGAGCCGGTCGCCTTGCGCCAGCCGAGATCCCAACCGGCCCGGCGCGGATCGCCAAACGGGAACGGATTGGTGATGACGGGCTTGTTGGCCTTGCCCGCCTCGGCTCCGAGCACCTCGGCACCAGCGAGATCGACATCCGGCACATCTCGCTTCGCCCGGGCGGCGGGCTCGCCCTCGGCCGGGAGCGGTGCCGGCCTTTCGATCACATCCTCTGCCCGCGCTGCCCCGGTTTCGTCACGCCAAAGACGGACGGGCCTGCGCCCATATTGATGGTGATGTCGCCGTTCGCCGGCACCAGCGCCTTGAATGCCTCGATCACACTCTCGCGCGCCGTGATGTCCACCGACATCAGTCCGACATGGCGGAACAGCGGCGTCTCGGCGAGCATGCCGAGCGCCGAGCGATACATGTCGAGCATCGCCTCGGCCTCGGCATAGTCCGCCGGTTTGGTGGCGCGGATCTTGAGCACGTCGCGCACCCGCGCCGGCGAGAAGCCCGCCGCCTTGAGTTCGGCGAAGATCAGTTTTTCCTCTTCGGCGATTTCCTTCTTGGCCGCTCGCCGATCCTCGATCCGGTCGATGAACCGGCGCAGATCCTCACCTGCGACATTCTTCGCCATGGTCAGCACCCCTCGAAAAGGCCGGGCTGTTCCTCGCCGGCGCGTGTCTGGATGAGGCCGGCCTGCAGCGCGGCCCAGCGAGGCATGGTGGCGAGCGCCTGGACCTCGCCGCGCATGGCGAGCGTGCAGAGGCTCTCGGCGACCCAGCCGGCATGGCGCAGGTCGCCCGTCCGCGAGAGATGCAGCCCCTTGGGCGTGCGGCTGTGCAGGAAGACGTCGAGATAAACGAGGTCCGGCTTGCTCATGGCCGCACCGGCAAGGCGTTGTGCTCGCGCCCGTCTAGGAGCCGTCCGGCTGCCTTCTTGCCGACTGGCGCGGCGATCACTCCAGGCGCAAAGAACGACTCGACGAGCTCATCTTTGCCGAAGCTGCGGAAGGACATGCCGTCCCAGCGCCGCCAGCGTTTTGCGCCAGCGACGGGAAGTGGCGGATTGAGCCGCCCGCCCGCCTCGATCGTCGAAACAGCCCAAGTCCCCCACTGCTTGAAGAAAAACGGGACACCAGCGCCGTCGCATTGGTCGCGGATCCACCGCGCCCAGTCTGGATGCATAGGCCGCCGGCCGCTCTCGCCGCCGACGATGATCCAGTCGAGGCGCTGTCCGCCGTACTCGTCTTCGTATTCGGGCCTGCCGAGCCATGTCCCGCCGAGCGGAAGCACTTCCTCATCCCCGCCAATGTCGATCGCCCGGAAATCGATCGGCCCGAGCAGCGGCTCGGCCGAGACGAAGCGCACGGCCGCCGGCGACGCCAGCAGATCCGGCACGCGCTCGTCGGCGTGCCGCTGATCCTCAGCCGAGACGCCGAGCCAGACATTAGGAAGTGGCCACGCGACCGCTTTGCAGGGCGCTATCAGCCCTTCCATGATCATGTTCGCGGCAGCGACGTTTACAGCGTCTGCCCGATCGCGCCGCCGTGAGCCACGCTCGGCAAGATACGCCCGCATCCGCGCCGACCGCTTGGTCAGCACCTGGAACGTGTGCTGCGGCGCCAGCGCCATGACGGCGAAGACGCGGTCGATCCATTCGTCAGGCACGCTCTCGTGGAAGAGGTCGCCATGCGCGCAGACGAAGATCATGCGCGGCTTCCGCCAGCTGAGCGGCTGCGTCAGCCATTGCTCATTGAGCCGAACCTCGCCTGTCCAGACCGGCCCGGCCTTCGTCTCGCGCGTCAGCCCGGCGCGGGAGGGATGATGCTTCAGCCGCGTGCCGGCGAGGCCCATGGCGTAGCAGTTCGTGCAGCCGGGCGAGACGACCGAACAGCCCGTGATCGGGTTCCAGGTCGCGTCGGTCCATTCGATATGCGAGTGATCAGCCATCACGCCGCCTCCCGCTCGCTCGCCGTGCCGGCGCCGCTTGCCAGCGCGCGATGCGCCGGGCAGTAGCTGTCCGGAATCCGCTGGCCATGCGGGCCGGCGCGCGTGCCGACGGGGTCATGACAGACGAGCCGCTCTTCAGCCGGCAGGCTGGCGACCGGAACATGCCCCCAGAGCGGCCAGCAGCAGCGGCCGGGCCGGCGATCGTCGATCGGCACCGGCCCGGACGGACTGGCGACCGCAACCGGCGCAGCAGCGATCCGCCGCATGGGCCGCACCCTGCCGGCCTTTCCGGCCGGCGCCTCGGCCTCTCTCGCGGCCCTGTCGCGCGCCGCCTGCAGCTTCCGCGCCTTGGTCGCCGCGCTGCCGAGCCGCTTGGCGCTGGCGTCGCGCGCCCGCTGCGAATTGCGTTCCGCGACGTCGGCCGAGCGGGTGAGCCCGAGCCGCATCACCTTGCCGCCGACCGCGCTGCGGGTGCAGCCGAGCGTCGCGGCGATATCGCCCTGCGAGTGCCCGCCCTCCCAGAGCAGCCGTAGCCGCGCGATCCTCTCGTCCGTCCATTCAAAGCTGGACCATGACTGGCTACCCATCAGCGCGCCCTCGCCTGTTCCGGAGTGATGATCTCGGGCTGATGCATGAGCCCGACGAGATAGGCCGGGACGATCAGCACCCCGGCCCAGAGCAGCAGCAGTACGGCGCAGAAGACGGCGAACGCCGGCGGCGAGGTGAAGAGGTCGAGCGGGTCGCGGCGGGTCATGCGTCACCCACGACCTTGAGGGCCGGTCCGCCCTTGGCCGCCGCGATGCCGAGGCGCAGCGTCGCCGCGTCACGCTCGAGCTGCCCGGCATTGCGGTCCATGATCTCGAGTTCGGCGCCGGTGAACTTGCCGTCGGCGAGCGCCGAGGCCGTCGATGCCAGCAGCTCAGATGCCGAGCGCATCATCGACGAGTAAGGTCCGAGCACGGCGGCGGCGCCGGCTTCGGGTCCCGGCTCCGAAAGCCGCCGCCCGCCGAGATCGGCCATGACCGTGGTGACGAGAGGCAGACGGCAATCGGCCTCCAGCACCAGCACGGCCGGAAGCGGAATGATGGCCTCGTCGGTGGCCGTCTGCCAGCGCGAGACCTCGGTTTTCGAGACATGCGCCAGTTCGCCGGAGCGGACCACGCCGCCGCAGGCCTGCACAAGGTCGCGCGTCGCGGATTTCACACGATGGAACCAGGCATCGGATATCGGGCGGGGCATATCGGTTCTCCGGACAAGGCTTTCCCGTTCCGGGAAATCGCGGCTGCGTTTCCCGTCGTGGGAACGGGGATGGGCTGTCAGTTTGCGTCGCAGCGAAGGGCTCGGTGCCGCTTCGCCCATGCACTCACGGGGGACCGCGCAGATGAACGATCACGAAAAGGCCGGGCGGCGCAGTCAGGTGACGCCGCCCGGCAAGGTCAGGGAGGAAACGACCGATGAGGTCGGCAGTCACGCGCCCGCAGGGAGTGGGCGCGCTTCTCTGACCGGCCGAAGCCGGAAGGGGATCGAGGCCTTCGGCGCCGACGACGGCGGCGCTGCCGAGCGCTTGCGGGCGACGCTGGTCATGGCGGGAATCGCCCGGGCCTATGCCGGCATGGCCGAAGCGGCCCGCGCGATGGGCGCCACGAATGACAAGCTCGCCGCCGTCGAGCTGGCGGCGGTCGCGAGCATCTCGCGCGGCGCTGCGAATGCCGGCGCCGACGAGGCGACGGCGGCGGTCTATCGCAGCGCCGCCGATCGGCTGGCACGCTTCCTCGCCGAGGCCCGGGCGTGAACGGTCCACTCGACCGCCGCGCGAATCGGCGCGATCATGCAAGCGGGTCGCCACCGGCCCAGATGCTTCCCGGCAGCCGACAGGCTGTGCTCGACGCGGGCAACGGCCCTGTATCCGGCAGGGCTGGAGCGGCGAGCTCGTCTCGCCTGGGAAGCATATGGAGGTCTCGACATGCAAGTGTCGAAACCGAGAGTGCGCGTGCGGGCCTATCGGAGGTTCCGTTTCCGCCGCTGGGAGCAGGTACGCGCCCATTGGCGAAGGCATCCCGATCAGCTCGCATTCGCGTTCTGACGCGGGGGGCAACCCCGCGTGCCGGTGGCAACCCGCCCCTCCCTCTCCCCTTGTGGGAGAGGGCGCCGCTCTTCCCCCTCTCCCCATGGGAGAGGGCTGGGGTGAGGGCCTTGCCGAGGCCATGCCGAGGCGCGGGTATGAGCCAATGCCTCGACCGCCCCGCGAATCGGCGCGATCATGCAAGCGGGTCGCCACCGGCCCTTGAGACGTCCGGCAGCCGTCCGGCTGCGCCCACCGCGGGGAACGGCCCTGTATCTGGCAGGGCTGGGGCAGCGGCACCACGCCGCTTGGAAGTCGCAAGGAGGTTTCGCCGTGAGAACGTCGAAACGGCTTGTGCGCGTTCGGGCCTATGTCCGGCGTCGCTTCGGTCGGATGGAGCACGTCTGTGCCCATTTCCGAAGCTGGCCGGGCCAGCTCGAATTCGCCTTCTAGGACGGGCGTCGCAAACCCGTCCCGCCGGTGGCGACCCGCATCGCGGCCGATGGGCGGCCGCGAAGGGATGGAGAGTGCCATGGACGAAGCTGCCGCGCTGCGAAAGCGCGTCGAGACCCTGGAAGCGATGGTCAAGGCCATCAGGCTCGACGTCGACATGCATGAGGGCGACATCGACCGGCTCGACGAGGCGGCGCTGCGCCTCTCCGAGGAGCTGGCCGAGACGAGTGAACGCTCCCTCAACGACAGCGAGGAAGCCTTCGAGCGGCTGCGCCTCTCCGACCACGCCATGGCGGCGCTCGCCCTCGCTTTCGCAAAGACCCTCGCCGACATCGCGGGCTGGAGCGACGACGACATCACGCGCTTCCTTCTGCGCCGCTCTGATGAAGCGCAGGCGTCGGCCGGGGAGATTGCGCCGGAAGAGGATCCGACGATGGCGCACCTGGTTCGCGCCTATCGGGATTGTGCTGCGAGACTGCAACCCCACGCGGTACTCGTGGAAGATGGCAGTTGAGGAGATAACTGCCGGGCGACGGTGCGAATCGCCGCCCCTTGACCTTGAGGCCCTCGAAGAAGGCGTCGATCCCGGCGATGGCCGCGGCGCGCTGGGCGTCGGAGAGCAGCGTCCACTGGCGCGTCGCGAACGCCTCGTGATGCGCGGCAAAGCCGGGGTACCGGCTCTTGAAAGTCTCGAAATCGCTCATTCGGCGGCCTCGCGCGGCAGGAGTTCGAACCGGCCGTCATCGCGGCGGCGCATGACGGCGGAAAGCGAGAAGTCCGGATGCGCGGCGAAGTCGAAAGCGTTGCCGAGGAAGGTCAGCTCGTCGAACTCCGCGATGGTCGCGACCCCGGTCGCCCTATTGGCATCAAGCACGACATGACGATCCCAGCCGTCGCCGACGGCCATGATCCGAAGATCGAGCAGCGAGAACGAACGCCCGCAATCCGGGCAGCAGCCATAGAAGGAATTAGCCATGCCGCACCTCGGAAATCTGGAAGGAACCGCGACGCTGCTGGCGCGCGGCGAACGCCTCGTGATGCGCTGCAAAGCCGGGATAGCGGCTCTTGAAGGTTTCGAAGTCGGTCATTCCGCAGCCTCCGTTGCCTCGAGAAAGTCTCGATAGCTGACCTGCCCATCCGTGACCTGACGGATTCGCGACATCACGGCCGGGCGCGGGAGCCGCGCTCCGTTCGCGTACCGGGTCACCGCGCCCTGTGACACGCCAATCCGCTCAGCGAACGCCGAGTGCGTGATCTTCTGGGCCTCGAGATAGTCGGACAGTTTCATGATGGCCGAACATGCCGAATTGGCATTACTTGCGCAAGCGAAAAATGCCAACCTGAACTTAGCTATGCCACACCGGTTGCAATACCGTTTTGGCATGAGCAGGATGAAGGACCTTCGAGAGAGGCGCGGACTGACGCAGGCCCAACTGGGCGAGGCGGTCGGGACGTCGCAGGCGCAGATCGCCAAGCTCGAAAGCGGCAAGCGAGCTCTCAGCAAAGGTTGGGCTCAGAGGCTATCCGGGCCTCTTGGAGTGAAGCCGCAGGAGCTATTGTTCGGCGAAGGGCCCGACGAGACCATTCCGGAGGACTATGTCCGTGTTCCTGCAGGGGAGGAGTTCCCGCCCGACCCTGACTTTGATCAATTGCCGACGATCGGCAATGAAACAGGGCGTCAAGGAATCCCAAAGAACGGCATCGCCGAGGTAAGCGTGACCGCCGGACTAGGCGCCGGCGGCATCACGATGATCTCTGAGGCGACGTCGCCACGAGGCGCCCGATTCGCCGCTGAAGTTATCCGCGACTATTGGGTGCTACCCGCATGGATGCTGGCCCGGCTGGGCGTGAAGCCGGAGCACGCTGCGGCATTCCCAATGCAGGGCGACTCGATGGAACCTACGCTCATGGCGGGCGAGGTCGGCTTCATCGATCTACGCCACCGCGTGCCGTCGCCGCCTGGCATCTATGCGCTCGCCGATCAGTTCGGCGGCGTCATGTTCAAGCGGCTTGAGGTCGTCTCCAAGCCAAGCGACGACGAGGTCCTCGTCAGTGTCGGCTCGGACAACCCCCGACACGCCGCGCGGGTTCTGCCGCTCGCGGAAGTCTACGTCCTTGGCCGCTACATCGGAAAGTTCTCGGCCAACTGACTTTCGCATTCATGCCAAATTGGCATTGACATAACATTCCGATTTGGACTTTTATGATCCCACTCGACGCGGTCGGTGGGGTCCAATCCCGGACAGCTTCCCCCAGCGCAGCCCTCGGCCGCGTCGAGCTCTCTTCACCCGCTCGACGGAGGCCCCGCATGCGCCGCAGCAATCACGAGATCGATCCCTTCGCCGGCTTCAAGGCCCTGCCGCCCTTGAGGCAGCTGACGCCCGTCGACAAGGCGCGGATGACCGGCAAGCCCGGGCCGATGGTCGCGCTGATGGCCCGCATCATGATCGAGAAGCGCTCGCTGAAAGGCGACTGCACGGATCTCGACTTGAAGATGGCCGGCTTCAGGCAGGCCGAGATCGACACCCACGGCATGGAAGCCCGCCAGGCGGCGCTCCGCCTCGTCCACGAGGCGGCCTGACCTCCCGGACCGTCTCGCAGTCGCCGCCACGCCCTCCCCGTGGCGGCGATCACCGGACGATCCTGTCCGAAACCGAAAGGTCAATCCATGAGCAAACTGCAGATTGCCGTGCTCGATCGGGGCTTCGTCTATGTCGGCAAGGTGAGCCGGCAGGGCGACGACCTCGTGATCGAGGACGCGAAGAACGTCCGCCGCTGGGGCACCGAGCGCGGCCTCGGCCAGCTGGCGAGCGAAGGCCCGCAGCCGAACACGCGGCTCGACCCGACGCCGCTCATCACCGCGCCGCTCAAGTCGCTCATCTACCTGATCGACTGCGAGCCGTCGAAATGGGCGGCCTAGGCGGGCAGTCGGAGGCGGCTTCGGCCGAGCGGGTACCCATCCCCGCCACGACATCTTCCAGCAACCGGGTCCTCACGCTCAGCGGCTACGGCGACGGCGACGGCTACGGCGACGGCGACGGCTACGGCGACGGCGACGGCTACGGCGACGGCTACGGCGACGGCGACGGCGACGGCTACGGCTACGGCTACGGCGACGGCTACGGCGACGGCTACGGCGACGGCTACGGCGACGGCTACGGCGACGGCTACGGCTACGGCGACGGCGACGGCGACGGCGGCGGCTACGGCGACGGCTGAAGATGCCGGGGCGCGCGTCCGCGCGCGCCCCATCCTGCGCCAATCATCGGATCGGAGATCCTCATCATGCAGGAACACCACAAGGAGCATCCCCTCGACACGGCCCGCCGTCTCGGCGTGGTCGCCGACGTGATGCTGAGCGACATGCGCCGGCTGATCGACAAAAGGCCGCGCCTGATCGTCGACGACGCCGCCATGGCCGCCGCCCTGCGCGGCCTCGGCTACACCCCCGGCGAGGTCGACGCCCGCCTGAACTTCGGAGCGAGGGCGGAGCATGTCTGAGAACACCCCAGCGCTTCGTCTCGCCCTTCGGGTCGAGGGCCATTGGTGGAACGCCTACGTGGCGCCAATGGACACGATGAAGGGCGCCTTTCTTATCGGGGCGATCCCCATCGCCTCGGCGAAAGCGAGCAACGAGATCAAGAACGACTTCATGGCCCTGATGCGCAAGGTCATGGAGGCCGGCTTGCCCGGCGGCATCGCCGAATGGAACAGCCCCACGCGGGCGCCGGAGAGTGAGCGAAGCGGCCATGGTTGACCCTCTCCCAGACGATCGCCACGCGATCGAGATGCACGACCTGCGCTGCGCCGGCCATTTCGACCTCGCCGCCGCGCTGGAGGCCGAGCGCAAGGCTTGGCGGGCGGCCGAGGCCAAGGTCGCGGGCGGCTACGAGCGCGGCCGGCGCGACATGCTCAACGCGCTGCTGGCGCCGAATCCCATCGCCGCCGCGAAGCTGGCGCGCATGAGCGGCGTTGAGCCCGACATCGAGGGCCGTTTGCCCTTCGATGTCGTGTTCTGGGTGAGAGAGGTCGCCGAGCAGCTCGGCATCAAGCCGCTCCATAAGTGCTTCATCTGCGCGAAGCGGTTCCGCGCTGGCGAGATGGTCCTCCAGGACATCACCGAAGGCCTCGGCCACCGCGCCTGCTACGGCGACGATCGCGACAGCTTCGTGAACCTCGACACCGGCGAGCCGATCGGCGCCGACGAGCCGTTGCCGACCGGCGAGCCCTACGATCCGGCCGAGTATCCGGGCTACGCGGCACCGGATGATGGTGGCGCGGTTGCGGCCGATGCCGGCAAAGTTCGCGAGGCGCTGGCAGCCATGCGGGCATGGTTTGGCATCGTCGTCGAGAAGATCGACCTTGATCCCGACGACACCATCGTCGCCGTGTCGGCCATCGGGAAGGATGGCAAGCAAGAGGTGGCGCGGCGCTCGCTGCGGCAGATTTTCGAGCAAGCCGACGAGGCGCTCTCATGATCACTGCCGAGCAACTGCACCTCCTTGAGGTCGTCGCCAAGAGTCCGTCTGCCAACGGCGGATGGACCCATTCCAACTATATCCGGCACGCGCTGATCCGCGAGGTTCTGCACGACCGCTCGGCGCCAATTCCGTCCAGCACCGCCGTGCGGCGGCGTCTGATGGAACTGGCGAGCCTCTCTCTGATCAAGCAATCGTCCTATGCCATCGGCCTTTACGGCTATGGCTGGAAGCTAACGCTCGAGGGGCAGGCTGCGCTGTCGGAAAAGGCCACGCCATGACAGCCTCCCGCGCCGAGCGTCTTGAGACCGCCTCTCGCGACCTCCTGAACGCGCTCACCTATGACGACAGCGGCGCCGGCGGGCGCGGCGGCAATGGCGGCCTGATCTCGCGCGACACGATCGCGAAGGCCGACCAGCTGCGGCTGATCCTTTCGGAGAAGCCCGATGCCTGACCGCCTCCGCTGCATCGTGCCTTTCTGCAATCGCACCAGGCGGGGCAATGAGCAGGGGGAAGAGTGGATTTGCGATCCGCATTTTCGCTCGATCCCGCGCGCCCTGCGGGTCGAATACAACGCTGCATGGCACGAGGCGGCCAAAGCCGATCGGCGGGCGGCTGATGGCATTGAGCCTAACCCGGCGGTCTATGTTCGCGTGACACAAGCGTTCGACGCCTGCAAGTCGGCCGCAATCGAGGCTGCGGGAGGGATCGATGCCTAACCGCCCCGTCCGCATCCAGCTGCGCCGCACCAAGGGCTGGCGCATGCCCGAGAACACGGTGAAGGTCGATCGCTCCACGAAGTGGGGGAACATCTTCATCCCCGGGAGCGATAACCCGTTTTTCCCCGGCAGGAAGGTCGAGGATCGCCGCCATGCGTGGCGCCTTTTTCAGGGGCACGCGCCCCATAATGAGCAGCTCGTGACCGCCGCGCGTGCCGAGCTGCGCGGCAAGAACCTTGCCTGCTGGTGCCCCCCGCCAGAGCCCGGCCAGCCGGACTGCTGTCATGCCGCCGTGCTGCTCGAGATCGCTAATCCGGATGATGGCGCATCGTCGAGGGTGGCCGACTGATGCCCCGCGTAAAACCCCCGGCTCGCGCGCCCGAGCGCATCCGCGCCGACGAGGCCGCCGCCATCCTTGGCGTGAAGGTGCGCACGGTGCAATCTCTGGCTGCGCGGGGCGAACTGCCGGGCGCGGCGATGATCGGCCGCCTCTGGACGTTCGACGAGCTCGCGCTGCGTCAATGGATCAGGGAGCGTTCCTCATGGCCGACAAACCAAGGCCCGACAAACCAAGGCCCGACAAACCAAGGCCCGACAAGCCGCGGGCACCGAAGCACACTTACTGGCGGGGCGACACGCTCTGGTGCCGCTTTACCGTTGCAGGCCGAGAAGTCCGCGAAAGCCTTCAGACAGGCTCTCCAGGCATTGCGGCGCGGCGAGTCGCCGCCCTGAGGGACAAGGCCATCGGCCGCGCCAAGTTCGGCGAGCATGTCGTCAGCTGGGAAGACGCCGGCACGGCGTGGGCGCGGTACATCGCCGGACAGGTCGGCTCGCCGCGCACGGTGAAGCGCTATGCCGATTCGCTGTCGATCGCGACGCCGCATTTCGCCGGCCGACCGATCGCTGATCTCGGCAAGGATCACGTCAACGCCTTCGTGACGGCGCGCCGCGCCGGCGGCGTGAGCAACGCCACCATCCGCCGCGACCTGCAGGCGATCTCGTCATTGCTGGACTTCGCGGAGGATGAAGGCTGGCGCGAGGGCAACCCGGCGCGCGACAAGATGCGCCGCCTGAAGGAACATCGCGATCCGATCACGTTGCCCGACGAGGCCGATATCGCCTTCGTGCTGTCGCGGCTTGCGCCGGCGCATGCCGACATGCTGAGGGCGGCGCGGGCAACGGGCATGCGCCAGGCCGAGCTGGCGACCGCGCGGCGGAAGGACTTCGACCCCGTCCGCAAGAGCCTGTTGCTGATGGGCAAGGGTCGCAAGCAGCGCACGATCGAGCTCTCGGCCGAGGCGGTCGAGATCCTGTCGCGGCAGCCGGCGGCGCTCAAATGCGAGACGATCTTTCACCATGGCGGCAAGCCGATCGGCCAGGCGGCCTTCGTCTATTCGCGGGCGCGGCGGGCGGCACAGAAGGCGGCACAGAAGGCCGGGCTCCCGTTCCGGGGCTTCCGCTTCCATGACATGCGCCATCTCTACGCCGTCGAATTCCTCCAGGGCGGCGGCGACATCTACACGCTGTCGCAGCATTTGCGCCATTCCTCCGTCAAGACGACGGAGATCTATCTCGACTTCCTGACCCCGGAAGAGGCCGAAGCGGCCAAGCGCGGCGGCAGGAAGGCGCTTGACGCCGAGGCGGCCATCGGCGAAGAGACCGCGTCCGTTCGCCCGGCCCGGGCCTGA